CAATCTGCACCCGCTCATCGGCTTTTACCCCCTTCCAGGTCTTGCCATCAAAAGCGATATAGTTGCCAGCAGAGTCACGGAAACCGTTGAAGACGTAATCCACGTACTGACGACGAACATCATCAACAGATCCGCGCTGAGCGTCGGCCAGAGAAGCCAGAGCGGAGCCTTTGTTGAAAATAGGGTCACGCCACTGGAATTTGAAGCCAGAGTCGTGGATCGGAACCATCGTACCGTCGAAGGTGTACGCGCGCGCATCAAGCGCCGCACCAATTTGGCCGGACATGGAGGTATGCGCCCAGCCGCGGCCACCGGTGCGAGCATACTCGTACACGGACTCTTCAAGACGGACAGAGCGGGACAACGGGATCAGGTCGTTAAGCAGAGTGAATTCAGTAGTTGGTTCGAATTCAGCCAGCACAGTCTGATCATAAGCGCGATACAGGCGGCGGATATCGTCGACAGCGTTCGTCGCGTCCAGCGCCGGAGTGTTTGCCGCATCACCACGCCAGCGGGTGCGGGATACGAAATCTGCAACGGCCTGAGCACTCATATTGCGCGCCAGTTGCAGCTCATTGAACTGCGCCTGGTTAGCTTCGAGGTTGCCCGTCTCAGTCGCGCGTCGGGTGGAAAATACAAACATTCAGCCTCTCCTTACTTGAACACGACGCGAACCAGATCGCCTGCTGTGGCGGTCAGGGACTTGTCTTCTTCGACATAGGCAAAGATGGTTTCACCCTCTGCCAGTGCTTTAATTTGGCCATTGGCCACAGAAACCGGCTGGCCCTTGGTGTAGGTACCAGCGGCAGCGCGAACGTTGAGGAAAACGCCCGGCGTTGGCTGGATGTTTACCACCCAGTCACCGATCGCATAGGCATCGTCAACCGTTTTGCAGCGCAAATAGTCGTAGTTAGCAACGTAAAGAATCGCGTCTTCAGCGCCATCAACAGACGGTGTAGGCTTGGCTGCACTGAAAAAGATTACGGTACCCGGCAGAAACGCTGCGGCCGCAGAACCTTCACGATTAAGTTGCGGGTTGGGGAAAATCCCGCCCGCGTGAATTACGTGTTTCCCGTCTTTAGCCATTTTTTACTCCGGCATTTCGCTGAAAGAATCGTTGTTGTTGACCGGACGGAATGCACCATTCAGGCCGGTAGAGGTCTGGCACTGAGCAAACAGGCCATCAAGGGCGGCGCCGTCAAGCGCATTCACCGCCAGGTCATCCAGCCCGAATTTCGCTTTTACGGCAGCGCGTTTTTCGCCTTTCTCTTTGTCAGCGTTCACGGCAAGGCCTGACTTAACGGCTGCCAAATCATCAGCAAATGGCTTAAACCATGCCGGCGCTTCTTCGCTGTTGCTGGCCTGCTCTTTTTTCTTAGGCTTGCCGGTGGCGGGATCGATTTCGTCGCCGCCATCTTTCTTGGCTGCCGCCTTCTCTGCCGCTAGCTGGTTGTAAGCGTCCATCAGTTCGGCATCGGACTTGCCTTCAGTCGGCTTACCCGCGGCTTGCAGCGCATTGATAATCAGTTCTTTCATCGGATCGTTCTCTCCGTTGGTTTTGACTTCGTACTCAGTGGGTTTGCGCACGACCTCTACTGGATCGCCGACCAGCGTGACTGTGCTGTCGTCGATGAGGTATTTTTGCTGGAAGAGCTTATTGCCCTCTTCGAAAATGAATTTGTCTGGCCATACGGTCACGACATAGCGATAAACATCGCTGCCTGACGGCGCGCGAATGGCTTCACGCAGCATCTGGTAGATTTCATCGAATGAGGCATCTGAGTTATGGGTGAGGAAGAACTTCACTTTGTTCAGCAGGCCATCTTTGAGGCTATTTGCCGCATCAACGAGGCTTGCAGTTTCGACTTCGCCTTCCTGACCATCGGCATTCACGAACATGCCGACGCCTTCTTCTGGAGTACCGGCGCCCGGCTCATCGAGCAGGATAGCGATATGGTCGAACTGCATATTGCGAGCGATCCATGAGTACTTCTTCTGCTTCGACTCGCCTGACTTTCTCTCTTTGTTCGTGAGTAATCCGGTAGACAGGTGGATCGGGTCGGTGTTGGTGCCGGCGATCATCTCATCTAGGCGATTAATCAGGCGTTTACCGTCAGGCTTTGTCTCGGCGACCGCCTTATTGATATAAACGTCCATGACGACCTGGTCGCCTTACTGGCTTACGTTCTGCGCCCATGCTCCGACGTGTTAGCTGGTAATGGCCCGCGGGTCATTGGCGCTGACGTACTTGCCATCTACCATCGGATGCGGCAGAGGCATCAGCTTGCCTTCCATCGTCTGGTAGCTGTTGTTAATCTCCTCCGCCGGGTAAAGGCCGCCATTCATCACGATGTCATCGACGATCGGGACCGCACCACGAATGACGTAGTGCTCCTGGTCGTTGATGGTGGTCGTTGAAATGTTGGAGGCGTTGATGGCGAGGGATTTAACGTGGATGCTGGATAGCTTCACGTTTCGTCCTCATTGGTGGATTTCAGACAATAAAAAAGGCCGCCGTGGCGACCTATTTAATGTGTTTAAACTCCCATCGGAATGAGCTGTAAATGTATTCACCGCCCTCTTCCCTGTCGGTCAGTTTGGCAGTAATTTCGAACTGACTCCCTATTGGGTACAACTTCAAGTCTGACAACTTTTTGGAACATTCGACAGCGAGTGATGGACTTGCCCATTGTCCAGGTATTGGCCTGATATGAACCTTACCTTTTCTACCAGAGGTACTGGCTGGGTAGTAGCTCTCAACAATCAACTTACGATACGGCTCATCAGGTTTTGCCATAAAAACCTCCGCAAAACCTTCTTGTATCATGCAGCCTCTGCCAATTTCCACTGATCTCGCTCTTTATTCAACTTCTCCGCGAGACCTTCGTTAAAAATGCTGCCGTCGTCGTTAAGCAGCACCGGAATCTGGCTGCAGTAGCAGTTGTACCGATTGCCGTTCTCGGCGTAGAAGTCTCGCACCTGCTCGGTGGTGTAGACCTTTCCGTGACGGCTGGCGTGCCAGCTGCGCGTCGTCGGTTTGAGCGCCGACAGCCACAGCAGGCCGGTATTCAGGCCAAGACGATCCGCAGCCCAGTCCGTTTCGTTCCATTGAGCCTGGCGCAGCGCGCCGACCTGCTCAGTCTGAGCGATAGTCTTGGCCTTCGACATCGACACATCGAGGCGCTTGCTGATGACGCTGGCTGTCTCGCGAGGATTCACCCCGCGCGCTACCGCATCGGTGATGATATTGGTCAGATCGCCGCGGGCGGTGTCGCTGATGACCTTCCAGTCGCTGAACGTTGTAAGCGTGGCCGCCGCTATCTGATTTTGATAAGCGGGGCTGCTCAGAAGCTGTGAGAGAGTTGTCTGGCTGGCGTATACCTGCGACTGCTGCGAGAGGTTGTTGAATGCCTCCAGCGTTCCGCGCTGCGCCTCTGCGGCGACGTAATCCATCGCCCAGAGGTTTTGTTCGCCGCCTTCCAGTAGGTAATCGTCGAGAATGGACTGTACCGCTTCGAGCGGGTCGGCCAGTTCCTGCGCCGACATGTCATAGATGAACTTGCCGGCGTTGACCTGGTAGAGCCGCATATCCTCGCCATGGTCGTGGCACAGGAAGTGCCAGTTGTGGCTGTTAACCTCTCGCTCTCTCCCGGTCAGACGCTGTTCGAAGAGCGTTTTCAGAGCGCGCTTGATGCCGAGATACCGGTCCTCGATATCCCGGAACATCGCGCTGACCTGCTTAGCCGATCGCGTCGGGTCAACCTTGCTGCGCGGAACTATCGGCAGCCCCACCTTTGCCGTCTGCTCCGGTGTCATCGGCCAGTGGATCATCGGTTGTCACCTTGTCATTCGGGTTAGGTGGTTGCTTTGGTTCAGGCAGAGGGTCCAGGCCTACAATCTCTCGTAGTTCGTTGGCTGTGAATGGCGGCTCGCCACCATAGAAGCCCGACGTTTTCTGGACGATATCAGCCAGTTTCGAAGCGTTCTCGATTTTCTCTTTCTCGCCCGGGGCCAGCAGGTCAGTCCATGAAATGGTGACCTCTCCATTTGTCGGCGGATCGATAATGCCCAGGGTCCAGAAGCGTTCCAGCAAGGCTGTGATTCGGTCAGTCAGGAAGCCGTTGCGGCGGGTATTGCGACGAATGGCCCAGTCGGTTTTATCCTCATCACTCGCCAGTCGTCCGGTCTGCTGTCCAAACAGGATGGTGAAAGGGATTTGCACTGATGCCGCCAGTTCGTTCGCGGTGACCTCCCACGTCGGCCCCGGGTCGCCTGGTGTCACGCTCAGAACGTGCATCTGCCCGGCCTGCATAACCGCCGCCGCATCGGTGCCGCGGTTAAGCTTGTTGACCTTGTCGCCCATCGCTTCGCCGAGGTCGGCATAACCAGCCTTCTTCGCCAGATCGGACAGCGTAGCCATGTCTGTTTCTTTGCTGAACTCGACCGCGATCTGCCGGCTGGCATTTTTCAGGAAGCCCTCAGCGCCACCGCCGGAAATCTTCTCAAGGTCGAGTCCTTTGTTGTATCCGGCCTCAAGCAGGGGGATACCCGACAGAACGTTGTCATCCTCTGAGCCTTCGCAGAACAGGATCACCCTGCTCGGATGCACTGGCTCACCGCGCGTGGGTCCGACGAAAGCCTCGTCTCCAACCGGCTGCTCGTTGAAGTTGAACATCTTCGGCTTTCGTCCGAGGACGTTAAGAATCCATGTCACTTTGAGTGCCCACACAGATTGTCTGATAAATTGTTAAAGAGCAGTTGCG